GTATGCTGTGTACTCGTTTGTAGCGAGTTTATATGCATTCAAAGTGATTTCTTTGAGAGCGTGAGTAGCATTACCACCAGCAGAAGCACCAGCTGCACCGAGGGTAGCAGGAACGGCACCAAACTCAGCGTTAGTAACCCAAGTAGCAGTACCTGCTTCTGGATTCACTGGAATTGTCATCACGTTGGTTTGCATAGCAATGTTGCGGAACACTGGAGCAACAACCAAACGACGACGAACTTCAGATTCCAAGCTCAAAGAAACTTCGAGTTCCCATGTAGCGGAAGGCACGTGAGCACCGTATTTTTGCACTAATTCGCGACCAGTACGTGTACCGTCAACAGACTTGCCAGCCATTTTAGACAATAAAACTGCCTTTTCTTTGTCAGCGTAAGACATACCGTCTTTGCTGTCTTGGAAAGACATTTTAGATTTTGTGATTGCTTCGATTTCAGCAGCTTTTTCTTTCAAAGAAGCTTCTAAACCAGCGATAACTGATTTGCTTGAATCTTCAGCAGCAGCTAAACGCTTCTCAACTTCGGCCAAGAGCTTCTCAGCACCTGTGTCCACAGTAGAGATAGAGGCAACAGCGGCTTTAACGCGTGCATCTAATTCAGCTTCGGCTTTGTCAGCAGCAGCTTTTTCAGCCAATGCTTTTGCCTGTGATTCGGCGATGGCTTTTGCAGTTTGCTCAGCCGCTTTGCTAGCTGCGTCAGCTAACATTTGTTCTAATTGTTTTGGATCCATTTCCATTTCCTTTTTGACTTCGCTGCTTGCTTCCGTTGAGGATTCTAGCCCTTTAGCTGATTCGCTGTTGGGTGCAAACTGCATTTTGAAAGATTTAAATTCTTCGGCTGTATCAAACGCCTTAGAAAGACTAAATAGTGTATTTTGATTAGCTGGCACTGATACTACTGAAATTTCATGTAGTTCCAATTCCTTTACCACAAACAGCTCTGCAGCTGAGTTGTACTCCGCATCTACGATTCGGAATCCGATACTAAACGCCGTTAAAACGCCGTCTTTTACAAGATTGAACACCTCACTGGCTGCTGAAGAGATTCTGGCTTTAATCCATAACCCTTTGCCGTCAATTCTATGTTCTACCATCCTACCAACTGGTTCGCTATGGTCATGGTACGCCAAAATTACTGGATTCTTCAAGTAATTCTGAATACCTTTTTCCCAAACGCTTACAGGAACAACATCACCCTGTCTATCAATATCTGTAGTACTTGCGTACCCTTCAATTGTTATACTGGCTGTTTTTCCGTCGGTGGCAGTGCTCTTGATAAATGAACTGTTTAAAAACAGTACTTTACTTTTATCTACCATATTACCCCTTTATTGCTGATTATCTGTGGGCCTACCACCTTTCGACGGATCAGCAGCCGAACCCGCAATATTGGCGGGTATTCTTATTTCGTCATTACCAGTTTTTGGTTCATAACGTAATTCTTGTCTTGCTTCATTAGCTGTTATAATTCCGCCATTTACTAATGCTTGATAGTAAGCGGCTTGATCTTTTAATTCTGGTTGTAGTGCACTTACTGAACTAGTAATTGCTTCAATGTCATATCCATAGTATCGTTCTAAGCTAGACATAAACTTACGAACTACAGGCATTACTGTTTCTAAATAAAATAAGCGTAAATTAGGCGAAATGTTAGCATTGTTCCCACCAGCCAACAAAATAGGCGGAATACCAATACATTGCATAATCAATTCATTGTGTGTTTTAATAGACTGGTCAAAATCCATGTCTTTGAAGTTTTGAGTTGATACTTGTGCAGGCTTCAATCCTGAATCCAAAATTACTGGACGCTTGCCGCCTTGTTTAGTTGAGTATTTTTGTAACCAGTATTGTATTGTTTTTTCTTTTGCAACTTGTGATAGTGTATTTTCACTAGTTAATACTAAACCGAATACGGCACCATTATCAAAGAAGTTCTCTTGAAATTCTTTCATTGCGTATAAGGTAGCAATTGATCGTTGAGCTGCTTCTAAGCGCGATGCACCTCGGTATATTGAGTGCGAATTTAAATCACGAAAGTGAAATACTTCGGGTTCTTTAAAGTCAACCATTCCGTTATAACGGAATCCACGAATAAACGTTTTGGTATCAGTTAAAATTTCTGTGGAAGCTGCAGGTAAGTGGTACATAAATACACCATCAAAGTGTATGAATACGTTACCTTCTAAGATCAAATCTGTAAAGATTGCTTGACGAAATTCTTGTGTTGACTGATAAGGATTCGGTCGAAAGTTTAAAAGGGTGTTAAGCGACTTTTGACGAATTCCACTAACAACACCTTCGGCAATTTTATCTTTTACGTCGTAATCAAGTGAAGCTGCTGCATTAACAAGCATACTTACTGAACGATTAACCGACTCTAACTTCTGAAAAGCTTGCTTATAAGTTACCTTAGCTTCAGAACCAATTTGTGTACCTGCTTCTTGAGCAATACGGGCTTGTGCTGGATTGAGTTTTTCAACAATCCAATCTGTAAATCTTGACATAGTTTTCCCTTAAGTGAACTCTGAGAAAAAACTACCAAAGCTCTTTTTGGGTATTGGCGCTGATTCCACCACATCACCAGTATGTTTTGCACGCTGCGTTTCTATCCAGTGAGCCTGTTTGGGTTCACTGCCAGGGCGCGGAGCCTTACCGTAAACACTGTGCAGCGCTACATGATGACGATTACAAAGGGTGTAAACTTGGTCATATAACTCTACATGGTGCTCTTCAATAAACTCATCTCGCACAGCTAAAATACCGGCATCTGTTGAAATATCGTAACCCTTGGCTTCAGCCCATTTATCTAGGAGTATAGTAACTGAGTGTAGGTGGTGCAGTTCTAAATCTTGTGAACTATCACAGATATGGCACCGATCTTGTTTTTCATAGGCTGCTTTAGCCCTGTCGCGAACCCACTTTACGGGAATTCGCTTGTTTGTGTTTTTGGCCATTTACTTTAGTGTTGAACGTAACATCCAACTATGCTTGCGATGTGCATCTTGACGATCTGCTAAAAAGTTAGCTAGTCCATAATCGCCCATTGACTCGGCCGCAACATAAGCACTACGGCAAATCTCAGCCATCAAATCACTATCAGCTAAAAGTTCTTGTGTCATTTGCATGGCAGTAGGCACAGCTTCTTGACACTCAACTGCTGAAATCTCGTCATAGACTTTGAAACTTGCAGGTGCGTAAATTCTGAGTGCGCGTAATTCTTCTGCAAACTTATCAATGCTGCCGTATACTTCACCATAGATATCGCCGAACAACTCGTGATATTGTTTGAAGTCACTTCCTTCAACATTCCAGTGAAAGCCAGCAGCTTTCAAAAAGAACGAGAACTCTGAGGCAAAAGCCGCTCGGAGCATCTGTTCGTATGCAATTCTATCCATTTTATTCTCCAAGGGTACAAAACTATACCACAATTACCTAGTATTATAACCCAAAGGCAACAAAAAGTCAATACACAAATTTTTTATACCATTATACTGTATAGGTATATAAGGCATAACGAACAGCATCAGCCATGTGACTATATTCATCATGCTGCGGGCGTTCACGTTGGAGCCCCTCACGTTGATCCCAGCGATACTGGTCAAACATAGCACGCACATGAGTGCAGTGTGGAGCAACCTTTAATCTGCCTTGCTGAAGTAGTGTTTGCACATACGCGATGCCAGGCAAGACATCTTTTTTGGCTTTGGTGGTTGAGATATTGTAAAGATAAGCAAGGTCGCTGGCAAACTGTGCAGCTGCTGAGTCAATAAAAGTAACTTCAACACCATGCTTGTCATTGAACTCAGTAAACGCAGCAGCATGTTGCTCTGTGGTCTTTTCCGATTTTAAGTATTCGTCGACAATAAAAAAGCAATCGCGGTTCCAATCGTAAACGACAGTGCAGTGAGCAGTAGCATCTCGGTAACCAGGGTCGCACCCAGCAAACGCTTCACCTTTAAGATCTTCAGGAATTTCACAAACATCTTCATCTTTTAATGCATAAATTTGTCCTTCAAACACTGTGAAAGACGCTAAATATTCTTGTTCAAATTCGGCTTTTGACATGCTTCGTCGCGCTTCCGCAACATCCGACTCAGCCATACGAGTATTTTCAGTGTAATCAGCTTGCAAGCTAATCCACTCAGGGAAATTAGGGTCAAACCCACGATTATAAAACTGACTAAACCAGTTATTACGACCACGTGGTGTTGAAATAAAAATAGCTTTGGCGTTGGGTTTGTCCAGGGTCGGTCGTAGTGCAACGTTAAAGGCTGCTTCACCGCCTTCGCCTAGCGCAGCTTCGTC